AGTGTCCCACTCATACATTGGTATTAGAGGTATTCCTCTGTAAGTTACTCTTGTTACTCCATCAATTTCGTTTCTTAACGCTAAATCTGCTGCCTTACCTTCTAATTGTTGTAGGTAAGTGTTATATATTAATGGTGTTACAAAGAATCTCTTTTCTGCTGCTGGAACTTGCTGAAGAGCTGCTGGAGCTTCATCATATAGTTTTCTCAATCCAGTCATAACTTCTGATAAAGTTGGCTCATTGTCAGTCGCTGCATTGGCAGTAAATCTTGGAGCTGAACCAGCACCCATCAATTTCATCCAACCATCCATTTGTTTGTAGTCATCAGAAGCTGAAGCAGTGTCACCACCCCAAGCAATTCTTACTACATCTGAACCAATACCAGATACAGTTCTATTTAAGATTGCGTCTGCTAATAATGTTCCTTCTAAATTATTTACATCTACTCCACTTTTGTATAACTCCTCAATGTATGTTCCAAAAAACTCTTTTGAACATTGCTCAAGAGCTACTCTCATTCTTCCTGCTGTTAATGTTTTGTTTTCAACATTAAATGTAGAACCTGTACTTGATGAAGAACAGTCAGTATAAGTTCTAACAATTTTTTTAAGAGCTGCACTCGTATAGACATTAATTTTATGCTTAACATTAGGTATTACTCTATAGTTTTGCAAAATGTTGTCACTTTTGAATACTGGCTCAAAAAACATTTGATTTAAATTAGCACCCTCGTATGTTGCGAAAGTACCTTTTGCTGCTACATTTGCCATTTTTTATTTATTTTAATTAGTGTTTTAATTTATTTTTAATCATTTCTGCTAAACCATTGTAAAACTCTGTGTTAGCATCTACAACTTTATCTTCAACAACTGCTGGTTCAGTATCTTTTTTTATCTCTGTACCAGTAGCTTCTGCTTTATTTAATAAAGTTGTTAATCTTTCTACTTCTTCAGTTAAAGTTGCTTTCTCTCCATTTAAAGATGCAGCTTCTTCTGTAAGATTAGAAATAGTTTCGTTAGCTTCAGATAGTTTTGCTTCAAAATCTGTAAGTTTATTCATAACTTCTTCTTTGTCAGCAATAGTAATCTCAACGTCAGAAACAGCAGTTTCAGAGTTATTATCACCTTTTACCTTAGTAACGATTTCATCGATTTTACTGTTAAACCAGTTTTTTAAATCTTCTGTCATTTTACTACTTTTTAAATTACTATTTAGGATTTTATTTACTTTTTCATTTGTCATGTTCTTATACTGAGAAACATCTGCTTTTGCTGCAACCTTAATCGCATCAGATATTCTATCTATAAAACCATACTCAAACGCTTCTTCAGCAGTCATCCATGTTTCGTTATCCATTAAATCCATGATTTCATCATAGTATCTACCAGTTTTCTTAACATAAATCTCTGCTATTTCGTTACTTATCTTTTCTAGCACTCGTGCTTGTTTCATCATATCATTAGCATCACCTTGACTACTACCCCATGCGTTATGTATCATAAACAAAGAGTTTTCACTCATAACTACTTCATCAGCAGCTAGAGCTATAACAGTAGCAATACTTGCTGCAATACCTTCGATGTATGCAGTAGTTTTACCTTTTCTGTTTTTTATTATCGAGTGCATTGCCATGCCTTCAAAAACTTCACCACCAACACTATTGATATGTAAAGTGATGTCACGTCCATCCAAACCTTTAATGTCATCAACAAACTTTTGTGCTGTTATACCAAAAGTACCGATGTCATTAAAAATATAAACATCTGTCGATGCAGATGCTTCGTTTTTAATTTCGTACCATTTTCCGTTCATACTACAAAATTACTACTGAATTTATTTATTGATACCTAATTAAGGGAAAAAAATTATGTTGTAGATACGTTACTAGACATTTGACTTTTTCTTCTATCTTTATATACAATATTTTGTACTTGACTTTCACATATCTCATACTTTATAGATAAGTCCATAAATGTAGCAGTTCTATTACCTTCGTTATGTACAAGCATTTTATCAAAGTCAGTTATTATCATATAGTTTCTTAACCTTCTTTTCTCTACCATACCTCTTTCAACAAGATGTCTAAGTATATCTTTCGTAGTTGGGTCATTACCAAATCTTTTTGTAAGTTCTACAGTTAATGTTTCAATATACTCGTAAATTACTTTTGGTTTATTTTTTAGATTTTTTGGCACGAGTTTTCTTTTTAGGTGTTTCAATTTGCGTATCCCACTCTATATGCATTGTTTTAAAAAATTTAATTACTGCATTTCTACAACCAGTACAATTTACATCTTGTTTATGTGCTGGAAATAATTTATGCCATTCATCAAATAATTTATAAATGCAATCTGCCTTGTGTTGACCAAAACTTAAATTATACTTATCGTTTTCATTAAGTATATCTATAAAATATTTTTGTTTTTCTTTTGAGTATTTTTTTGCTATGCTTTGTATGTCTGTCATGCTACCATTTATCTATTGGACATTTACCAAAAAACTCTTTTGTTAATGCTGCTTTTGCATCAAGAAAGCAAGTGCATTTAGCACATCTTGCTCCTCTATCCCACTTTGGATATTTTAACATTAAAAAGTTTCTGTAAAAGTTACAGCTTTTGCATATATCTAATCTTCTCTGTTTTTCTTTTTTATCAACGAACATATGTTAATTTTTTAAAATCCTGCCTGACTTTGTATCAGACTTACATTATTTTGCGTATTAGTAATATCACTTTCTAATACATATACTCTACCTCCTTGACTCATAGCTCCTGCGAGTCCATTCATTCCAACAGCATTAAACTGATTAGTAGCAAATGATGGCATATTTAATAAACCACCATCTGCAAACTTTACACCACCTCCTGCTTGATTTATAGCAGATAGCTGACTTCTAAACATAGATGTACTACGTTTATTTATTACAGCTTCTCCACCTTCTAATTCTACTACTCTACCACCTACTGCAAACTTCTCACCACCATTGGCATGAGAATTACCATATACCATACCTCCATCTGCAAACTTTTGACTAGCAATTACAGCTACCTGTCCTGCTGTAGCTGCTATGATTGGTGGTATAGCTATACCTGCTGCCACACCTGTTTGAGCTAAAACTTGTGTAACAGCTAAAGCACCATTGATTAATGCTTGAGCTATAGACCTTCTTTGGTCTGCAATAAATTTATCTTTTTCTATCTTTCTAACCTCTTTGTCAAATTTATCTTGATTTATAATACCACTTTCTAATTGTTGTTGCAATCTTTTTTTATCTCTTTCAACTTGCTGATTTCTTACATTTTCTTGTATTTCGAAAATAGAATCTGCAGTTGATTGAGCCATAGATATAACACTCATACTTCTTTGCTCTTCTAATTTTTGTTCATCAGTATATTGCTTGAATCTTAACTTAGTTAACATATCATATAGTTTTATCTTTTCATCTGCTTCTAGGTCAACTAATTCTAAAGTTTTTTCTAACAATTCAATTCTTTTGTTTGTAGATACTTCTTCAAATAAATCTACATCTTTCCTTTTATCCATTATGTGATTCATTAATTGAATTTCCATTTCCATAAACTGCGTTTGCAATATTTGTGTTCGTGTCAGCTCTTTTGTAGCTTCTGTGGATTCATTTGTATTTGTTGTGTTTTGTTCTGTTTTCTTATTTAAATCTTCTAGGGTAATTCCTAATTCACCAGCAGCGTCTGTTATTTTCTTCATTTCTTCCTCACCCTTCTTTAATTCGTCTTTAAGTTTTGTAACTTTTTTCTCTGCAACGTCTAATGCTGAATTACTTGCTTCTATTACTTGAGTGCTTCCAAGTGTTGCAAATTTATCTAGATTACGAACTTTTGTTAATTTTTCCGTTTCAATACGTTGAGTTTCTGAGTTCTTTTTTTGTAAATCTGTCAAAACTAATTCTGCATCTGCTAATTCTTTTGCTGTTACTATATTCTTTTTTCTCTGTTCTTGGAGTAATTCAGTCATAGCTAAAATATTAATTCTATCAAGCAATGCTTGATTTGCATTATCTTGAGCAATTTCAAGCTGTTCTAAACTTGTTTTTTCAGTAATAATGTTTGGCAAATATTCACCATATTTCATATTTAACTCTGCAATCAATCTGTTTCTAGTATCTTGTTCTAAATTTTGTTTTTTTAAAGTATTAAACAATATATTCATTTCAGCAGAATCTTCTCTCAGTTGTTCTGATAATGGTGTATCAAAGAAATCAGTGATTGCGTTTTTTAAGTTTGCAAACATATCTACAAGATTTTTCAACCCTTCTCCAAATTTTTCTACTAAAACAATTTGTAAACCCTGTGTTGCTGATTGCGACCTTTTAAATGCACCCTCTAAAGTATCACCTACTATAAATGCCATTTGTGATGCTGCACCAGTTGCACCTTCTAAAGCATCTCTTAATTCAATAGTTCTTTGTCTACTTGTAATCATTTGCTCAAAAGCTGCTGCTTGTCTTAAATCTACAACTTCCATAATCTCTGCTAGACTACCACCTTCTTCTGAGAATTTAGTCAAAGCTGGTACTAATTCATCTAAGCTATGTATAGTCTTACCAAATGATTTTACTAAATCAGAATTAGGGTCTTGCATTTTAAGAAGTATATTTCTTAAAGATGTACCTGCAATAGACGCTTCAATACCTGAGTCTGCAAGTTGTGCCATGATAGCTGTAGTATCTTCTATAGAAAAACCTGCTGCTTTTGCAATAGGAGCAACCTTAGTCATAGATGTTTGGAACTTTTCAATATCTAACGCTGACGATGTAAATGCAACTGCCATAACGTCAACTACTCTTTGTGTTTCCGATGCGTCTAATCCAAAACCTCTTACAGATGCTCCAGCTACAATCGCAGCTCTACCCAAGTCACTGTCTGTTGCTGTTGCAAGTTGTAATGTAGCTTCCTGTGCATCCATAATTTCTTTAGTTGAAAAACCTAATTTACCAAAGTTAGTTTGAAGTTCAGACACCTGTTGTGCTGTAAAGAAGGTCGTTCTACCAAGCTCTTGTGCAGATTCTGATAATTGTCTGAATTCTGTGTTGTTTGCACCAGTGATTGCTTTTACTTTAGCCATTTGAAATTCATAATCTCTAAACGCCCTAACAGAATCAGCAATCAATTTGTTTATTGTTCTAAAAGCTGCTGCACTACCTAATACACCAGCAGTCAATAATCCATATTGTTTTACTAAACGTCCTACACCTTTTGTTGCTTTTTTGGTTGTATTATCAAGATTATTTAAATCTTTTTCGCCTTTGACTACTACCTGTACTACTATCTTTTCTGTGTTTGTTGCCATATCAACTCAATTTTGTATTGTTTCTAATATCTTTACTTATCATGTCAGCTACATCTTTACCTATTGATTCTGCTAACTCTATTGCTATTTGTTTTTTATATTTTCTTGCTGTATAACCAGCAAAATCTGTTCTTCTTAGATTATTACCTTCTGTCCAATAAACATATGGTTTACCATAAAATTTATTTTTAAGTTTACTAAATATTAATATTGCAGTTTTTAAGATACCCTCACTATCTGTTGGAAACCCTGATTTACCACCCTTACTCTGAATCCATTTTTGAATAGCTCTTATAGATACTCTATAAGCTGTTTTAGGGTTTTGTAAAACATTCCAATATAATTTATTAGTTTCTATATTTAAGACACCTGAGTTTCTTTTTGCTCTAACCTTGAAACTTTTAAGCAAAGCACCACTTGCAACGTGCCTTTGGTCTTTAAGCTCCTCTTGCAAACCTTTTACAACAAGTTTACCAACTCTTAATAATTCTTTACTTGTATGCTTAAATGTAATCATTATACTGGTGTATTTGAGTAAACGGCTAAATTAGTTGTTTGTTCTGTATTATATTCAGTAACATCCTTATCTGTACTGAATATCAAAGGTTGAATATTACCAAATTCATCTGTAATAACTACTTGTGCATATTCAGAAGCTGAGTTTTCATAATATACATTACCTGCACCTACTGTTACAATACCTGAGCTGCTAACATTTAAATGTTTTAAAATTAAACTCTTTTTTGCTATTATGTCTTGTCTATACCTACCCATATTTTAAACTTCAAACCATTGTATTACCTCCACTTTTGTAGTTATGTTTTTAGCAGGTGAATAATCTACTATTTTATTTATTCTCCACAAACTACCATCAAAAAATATAAGTTTTCTAAAATCTAAATTTATTATATCTTGTGATTTTAAATTCATATGGACTGTTCTGATTCTTGGTGATTGCAACATTTGCTTAATCATTTTTTCATAATATGTAGAATACAAACCTTTGACTAAGGTCGATGTACCTGAAAAAGGTGGCTCTATAGTTTCATCATTATATGATAGTGATGGAAAAGATGCATCTTCAAAATCTACAAAAGTTGCTCTAGGATATGATGTGCTACCCAAAAAATTATTAGCAGATGTTTCTCTATCAAACCTAGTGACGTAGTTACTATTATTAGGATTGTTAACTTGCCCATGATAGTATGCTATTCTTGGCTCGTACTTATATCCTTTTTCAGGTCTTTCTACTGGAGGAACAATATTAGAATCAAAACCTATTGTAACAGATGGTGGTACTTCCGACCACATTACAGGGATTAACACACCATTATTATATGCTGCATAAACACAATCATTATCCCATGTTTGTATCGTTGGTGCAAATAAAGGATTAACAAATTCTTTTTTGCCTTTTGGAAATTTATCACCTAAGTTAATGTAATACGCAAACAAAGGATTTTCTAACGCATTACCATTTTCGTTTTCATTTAGATATTGTGCGTATTTATCATTACTATCTTCTTTGTATTTAAATATAACTTCTTCATTTAATCCTAACTCATATTTATCCTCTATACCTTTAGAATAATCAACCTTGCTAGACCAATCTAATGCATCGTTAGCAGAGCCATAAAAATCATTATATGGTTCTATATAAACTTTTTTACTCTGTACGTCAGTATAAAATTGTAAATTAAACATATGTGATATACCTTTAATAAAATCTATTTGTTTTATGTTACATGGTAAAATGTCTGTCAACTTAAATGTTTGTCCAATCATTAAATCTTGAGAATCATACTCAACTTTAAATGTAGAAACTAAGTTTTGGAAACTCACCACTGCTCCCATACCTCCAAAAGCTGCAGCTACTCGCAATTGGCTACTTGTAGTTCCAGAAATTTCTGCCAAATCTATTCTCATAGCAGCTTCAACAGTTTCACCCTGTTGAAAATAAACGTATTGAGAACCAAAATTATCTTGAGTAGTTATAGATTGGTTTGGATAGAAACCGTAACCCTGATTTCCTGCTGGTGATGTGCCACTATTAGGATAAAATGTGTTATTCCATCTATGCAAGAAATTACCACTAGAATCTCTTTTTATAAGTCTAATCCTCATTCTTGTTAAAAATGTTCCATTAGACGCTTGACTAACCCCAAACCATATATTTGCACTAGCACTAATCTTATACCTACCTGTTCTTGGACAAGTCCATTTACCAGTTGATGTATTATATGAATTTACTGAATCAGAAATTTCAGTATCATATTTTAAAATGACATCTATTGCACTATTAGCTGAACTTGGAAAAACACCACCAGAAGGGTTTATAAAAGCACCAGTACCACTTAAGGCAGCAGAATTACCCAAAATCGATTGAAAATCAGAAACATCTGCATCAACCCTATGTATCTCTGCACTCAATGCTTTTTGTTCTGCTAAAGCATTTTCATTGCCTTTTGTAAAATTAAAGTGTGATATTAGCTTTTTAAAATTGGCAGTTTCAATAAATGTTGAATCTATTGCAAAACCAATGTTTCTAAATATTTCTTTTAGTATGTTGTAAACCCAAAACCAACCTCTCCAATCATAGGAAGGTAAATTTTCCTCATATATGTTTACACCACCCAATGTATTATCTTCATTAAAATCACCATAGCTTACTAAAGGATATATTATTTCTGAATTAGCTTGTGTTTTTGCCCAACTATTATTTATTGTCGTGTAATCATAAGTTTGCAAACCAGCCGTAGCAAACTCAATATCACAAAGTTTTTTATCTTTAATTTCATTAACCCAAGAAAAATTACCACCAAATATAGTACAAGAATAAGACTTTGGATTTTTATCTTGAGTGCTACCAGATAGTTTGATTTTCCCTACAAAAAACTCTATACTATCAACTAAAATTCTACAGTCTTTTAGATGATACATATTTTTTGTATTTAAAACTTGTGAATTATATATGTGTTGAAATATTCTGTTATTATTTTTTGTTGCTGGTAAATTAAATGTTTTTGAGAAATTACCAAATCTACTTTCTAAATCTTTACCATCTGACACTGTAAAGTTCAATGATAAAGGAAAGTTTTGACTATCTGTAATATCTAACTGCCCTATAACACCTGTGCTTAGAACTGGTTGTAAATCTGCATTTGACAACACATCACTACCACCACTTACAGTTGTTACTAAAATTCTAATTGTAGAATTGTAACCAGCTCCAGCATTTCCTATTGAAACGCCAGTTATAACAAACGGATTAGCTTGAGTACCACTACCTGATGTAGTCAAAGTTATAGTAGCTGATGTAGTTGGATTTGGTTGACCTGAACCATTAAAAACAAAAGCTACAGGTGTGGCTAAAAATTGACCTCCATCAATAATATTAACTCTTTCCAGACTGTCACCAGTTTCAAAATCAAGAACCTCAATCTGTATTTTTTTATCTGCCATTTAGTTTCTCTGTGTATTAATCTTATGTGAATGTGTGTATTCAATATTAAATTTAACAAGCCCTTGCTCTTGGTTGACAGTTTCAACAGAACTATTTGTTATAATCACTGGAAAGTACCCTAAAGTAGATGGGTGCATACTACTACTAACAGAATTAGCTCTTGTACTAGCATCATTTTCTAATTCAATCCACACAGATGGGGAAGTAATTAATTCACTTAACCAATCAGCTTCTACCTTATTCATAGGTTCTGTATATACAGAATCATTTTTTGTAGCATCTACATTCAAAACTCTAACGCTTTCTTGATAAGTTTCTGAAAAGTTAGTATCTACTTTATTAGTGTTACTTGTTCCTGCATTGCCATATATAGGTGGCGTTATATCTTCTTCAATAAACATCCTTTGATTTGGTCTTTGTTCATATGTGTTTTTAGAAACACTTATACTTTCTACAACATCTCTTGTACAGGTATAGCTGTCAATACCTCCTAGTCTATTTAGCCAATGAAAACGAACAAAACCATAAGCAAACTTAGTTGGTTGTTTATCTAAAACATAATGCCTGACCTCTGAAATAGCATAATCACTACCATCATTCATAATTAGTTGTGCTGTGTAGGATATTGTTTCACTTGTGATTGTACTTGCTGAAACCGTATTTATAAATGCTGGTGAAACATTTTGTATGCAATATGTTCTATATATAGCATCTTCTGCAGTCGTAATTATATTGTTACCAGATTCATCAGTTATTAAATTGTTAAAGTTTGTTAAATTAGCTGTATGACTTGTCCCATCACTTTCAGTAGTTGTAATTAGTATCTTAACACTTGTAGTATCATTATCGTTTGAAGCACTACCATCAAACTTACCTCTGAAAAGATAAAAATGCAACCACTCTGCTTGATGTGCCAATCTTACAGGTTTTTTGTAAGATGGTGTGCCAGAAGATGTTGCATTAGGACAGTAAGATAAAAATTTTTGATTTGTGTTAGCAGTACCATCCTTACCACTTATAGTGTACAAATTAAGTCTGTGTATATCAGTCCATTGAGGAACAGCATTTATAATACCAATAGATTTACCCTCGTAATATTTTATTGTACCAGAACTAACTGTAGTATCTGCTATTGTTAACTCACCATTACTATCTAAAACTTGTGCTTTTGCTTTGAAAGAAATAAAACGAAAAGCTCCTAAAGAGTTCATATATGGTTGTGCATTACCTTGAAGATAAGATGACACCTCTCCATTGTAGCCACCAAAAGCTCCACCAAAAGAAGCAATAGTTCCTTGTTTTATTGGTGCAAGTGTGTAAGATAATAAGTCAGCACATATAGATTGTATATCAAAACTAAAAAATTGTCTATTTGCTGTTTGAGTTGCAAACTTACCTGTGTCTTGAAATTGAAAAGGTAAATCTCTTGACTTACTTATTTCTGCTATCTTTAGCATATCATAGGTGGCACTGAAATTTTGATTTACACCAAACTTATTACCCATGTAAATCTCTAATATCACATTTACTAAGTCACCCTCTGCTTGTGGTTTGTAAGTGCCTGTAACGCCAGTGCCAGACCATTCCATTTGTATGATAATTGGTAGGTTTGCACTAACTAACTCATTTTCATCACTAAGTGGATAATCTGTTAATGTTTCCTTTGGCTCTATTCTGATTGCTAATGTAGTTCCTGATTTTAATACTGTTCCCATTTTAGTATATTCTGTATTTGTTATTTAAATAATCTTTTACTGTTGCTAATTCCGTAGTGTTCAAAGCCCTGTTAAATACTATTAATTCACACAAATCACCTTTTAGATATGTAAAAGATGTTAAAGTAGTAAGACCACCAATAGTAAAAATAGCATCATCAAAACCAGTGTCGTTGTTATTAAAACCTGTTACGGTGGTTGTTTGAGTAGCGTTATTGTTAAATTGCACTGTTAAGTCACTACCTCCTGTTATTTTTTTACATTGAGCCATAGCAATATTGAAATCACTCATAACTTCAGATACACCAGACAAGACTTGACCTTGATTACCATCATTGTCAACAGCCTTAAAAAATATTCTACCACTGTTATCTAAACCAAAGACAACTCTATCTGTAGATTCTCTTACAGAAAAAACTCTTTGACTACTATTGCTTAAATCAGTATATTTAAAAACACTAAGTATTGTAAAATCATTAGCTGTTATTGGTGCATTGTTGTTAGATGTTAATATGTGTGAAGTACCATTAAAATTAATTCTTGCTTTATCGTTAGCACCATCATATCCTATTCTCAGTGGCTGACTAGCACTTGTAGCTTGAGCTACACTATTAGAGTTGCCAGAATAATCTGTCCAAGCATTTATTTGTTGTGTTGCAATATCAAATGTAACGCCACTATCAGCTCTTAACCAAATGACTAAGTCACTAATATCTGATGGATAATTACTTACTGGTCTAAAGCATTTTGTAAATGCAGACATTGTAAATATTAATTTAATCTGTACTAATCTATCATTTGCTACTTCTTTTACTCTTTCAAACTCTATACTCTCATCATTAAGATAAACCTGAACTGTTGCATCTTGGAAGTTTTTTAAAACTAAATCCATCCACTCAGTAGCTAAGTCTTGTAAGTTATCCCATCTATGTTGTAGTGTAACAGCAGACTGTGCTGCTTGTTGATATAGATTATAAAAATTTACTTCAAACTCAAACTCTTCTCTACCAGTATATATATCAGGCATAATAGACTCAGGTGGTTGAATAATCATTGCTGGATAAATTGTGTTATGAGTTTCATTGATTTCACTTTCATAACCAAATCTACTATCACCATATGTCCATTTATCTTGAAATACTGTTACTATATCTTTTAATCTTGTTATTGCCATTCTTTACGCTACTTTATTTGGATTGTTAATTTTATCATTTACTGCTATCTCATAATCATTTTTAGCAGTATTCCAACTCAAATATGTTAATACTTTGTATAGATTTGCTCTTTTAACACTATCTATTTCGTTAAATCCTTCTTCTTTAAAAATACCTTTCTCTGCTACCATATATAAACTATTTAGCCAACCATAAGGTCTGATGTACTTTTTATAGAGTCCTTCTGTTGAGATTCTTCCTTTACTTGTTTTGATACTTCCTCTTGACCCTCCACCAAATACGTTTGGAAAGTTCTTGTTAATCTGACGCTTTGCATAGTCAAAAAAAAACTGAACTCCCACACGATGTCCATTGATAATTTTTTAAATTTATCTGCTTTAGCAGGTATAGCATCATCATCGTATTCTTCTGATGCTTTACGGCATAGTATTGCCATCTGTTCTGGTAGTACATCAAACTTACCATGTTTCATCATTTCAATAGTTGCATCTAACTGTGTAGCTTCTATGTAATCACCAAATGTGTTTCTCTTTAAAAATTCTTTAGGAAAGTAATATGTTTCTTCTTCAAAATCAAACTTATCTATGCCAGTAGGTTTATACTCTTGTAATAGTTCGGATACAGTCGTTACTGCTTGATTCACACTTTCAAAATCTAATTTTTTTAACATTGCGTCATTAACACCAGTCAAATATTTAAAAATATCTCTGTTCATTCTTAAAACTTCTACCTCTTTTAACTTTTCTTCTTTTATTTGTTTGTTTTCCTCGTCTAGCTCCATCTTTGTGTGTTTTTTTATTATTGTATATAAACCACACCACCACTCAAGTGTTATGTCTTTCCACTCAGTTGGTATTTCATATTTTTTGTCTTGAATTTGTATTTCTATCATTTTGTTTGTTATATTAGTTCTTCTATATCTAAAATTTTTAAATCTTCATGTAGTATATCAGTTATCTCAGCAGTAAGTGCTTCCGTCTTTCGTGTCAGTCTATCTATAAGCATAATTAAATCATATTCGTTAGATTTATTTTTAAGTCCTGTCATAAAGCCAATCGTCATGTATAAAACAAGGTTTGGTATGATATATGCAAACTCTGCCTTTAATTGACTATTATTTTTAATTGACTCATAAAAATTATTAGAATATGCTATAATTGTATCTAAAATATCGTGATATTCTTTAAATTTACCTAACTTACTATCTTCAGTAGCAAAATAAGCTACTTTTTTTACATATACTATGTATTTTTCAAGTAACGCCCTGTGTTTTTTATTTACTGCATAAATTTCTTTGATATTCATAAGATTTCATAAAAATTTAATATAATGCAATAATATAAAAAAAATATCGCTAAAATTCCTAATATCTGTAAGTGATACTAAAAAAAGCTAACAAATGCAAGTAATTTTAAGAAAAATATACTACCGACCCCTTATTTGACCATATTTCTCTGTTGATTGCCATCACTAAACAATCTACCATATCGTCATGCTTTGCTGCAGGAAATTTAGATAATTGGTCTAAAAATGTTTCATTCCAACCACCTGCAAGTAAACTTACTCTACCTGACTCAAGTGTAGCTGATATATCTTGTACTCTAGCTACTTTATCTTTAGTTGGTGGTTTATCTTCTCTAATATTTAATCCTGTTTCTCTAATTAGTGTTTGTACTATTGATTTACCTGATGCTTTTGGTTCTACAAATATTCTTGATTGTGGTGTGTAACCATTTTTCTGTACCCACTGTGGTATATATCTAACAAGTTCTGGAAACTCTTTATGTACATTTATACAATCCACAATTTGCCAAACATTGTTTTTGTATATATATGCTAGTAATGCTGAAGGGTCATTCTTTTGATTTGCAGTATATGCTGGGTCTATCACAAAATTTATTGTTGCATCTTCTACTTTGTGTTTGGATATTTTAAACCAACTTGACTTTATCATACCACTATCTATTGGTGTTGGTGTTTGCATAAGCTGACCTGCATAGCCATAAGTACCCAAAGCAGTTTTGTAATCATCTAAAACTTCTTTACCAAATCTTTCTTTCCAAAAATATCCATCTTCATAAAATTGAATTAGTTTCTTTGGCTTGACATTACCATCCTCTGTTGCTGGTATGCAGATGTGATTGTAATTAAGTCTTGTTTCTCTGTCAAGCAAGAAGCCACTTAAATCATTCTCATGTATTCTCTGCATGATAATTATTCTTACCCCTGTCTTTGGATTATTCAATCGAGAGTAAAATGTCGTTCGATACCACTCGTTAGCATTTTCTCTCTCTGTGTTACTTGCTGCGTTTTGAGGTGATACAGGGTCATCCACTATTAAGAAATCACCTCCCTGTCCAGTAACAGTTCCACCAACTGATGTAGCTCTTCTTACACCAAGATGTGTGTTCTCATATCTTTCTTTGAGGTTTTGGTCTTTCTTAATTACAAATACTTCCCCCCACCTTTCTTTGAACCATTCACTAAAGATTATATCTCTGCTCCTTGTTGCGTGTTCTATTGATAGTGACGCTGAGTAAGAAGCAGTGATAAATCGTAGGCGTGGGTCTTTTATCCAGCACCACACAGGAAACATCACTGTGACTAGGAGAGATTTGGTGCTTCTAAAAGGAACATTGACAATAATATCTTTGGTTTTATTCTTACCTTCTATGATTCTCTCGCACTCTTTTTGCAAAGTATCACAAAGATATTTATGATGCCAATTCGTAGATAAGGGAATAGAGGGTTCTACAATATGCCACGCCTTCTTAAAAAAATCGTAAAAAGACATCTCGCATAGTTTCTTTTCTAATGCGAAATGCAACTCTTTATTACTCATCTAAATTTTTTATATCTTCTAACTGTTTTCTTATATCGTCAACAGTTGCGTCCTTACCTAATTTTACTTCTATCTTTTTAGATGTGTTGTCTTTTATTTCAGTAGATGATAATTTAGGTACAGCATAATTCATAAGTTTTGATATTGCATCTATGTATAGCTTTGCATCTTCTTCAAAGATTCTATCTAGTGCCATCTTAATTTTAAAACTATGACCTTCTAGTGCATGAGCTATTGTCTTTCTTGACATCTCAGTTGCTAGTGGTGTTTTTATTTTGCTTTTCCTACCAGCTAATACTGGTCTTACATCTCCTTTTTTAAATGTCATTTTTAAGTTTGTTAAGTAGTCTGTCAAATACATAATTCATATCTTCCTTCACTTCTTCTTCTTTAATCTCAACTTCTTTCTCTTTCATGTTGTAAGTTAATTTTATAGAATATTCTTTACCTTCTTCTTCATGCATCATCTCAACCATACCTTCTCCATGAAGTTTAGCCATTTGCATTTCTGATATATCTATATGTAAATCGTGTTCAGGGTTACCTTTGTATTTTTTATGTTCCATATTTTTTTGTACTTCTTTTTTTGTGTTTCTCATTGGATGTCCTTCTGGTAATAAATCAGTATCATGCTTACCACTTCTATACCTTCCATTCCTCAATGCATAAAGGAAAGAATTACACCGAGCCAAAGCCCACTGGTCAGGCCCTGTTACTCCTTCTCTTACTGATTCTGGATTTGTATAATATGCACCTACTCCTCTTCTAAAACACTTCTCAAGTTTTGCCATTGTTACTTTTGGATTCCAATCTTTCTTCAAGTCTTTGACATCCTCATTGTGTTTTTCCATTTTATTTTTTAGTGCCTTCTTTATTCTCTCACTGATTTCTACTTTCTCTTGATTGAAGATAACATCTGTTTCTTTTTCTTCATCTACCATTGCTTTCCTTTCTTTATCTATTTGTTCTAATTTTCTTATTGCCCACTCTACTCCACTGCTCCCTCCCCAAGCATCCCACATTATGCCCCCACAACCTTCATCATAAGGTACGTCTTTGTGTTGTTGATGCCTTTTAAAACTAGCCATCCTTGCTATCGTGCTTCTTGTTAGTGCTTCTCTATTTGCCAACTGTCTTGCTCTTGTCCATCCCACTTGCGTTCCACAAGAACTGCCGTTTTCTTCTTTATATTTTATTGCACGTTTTGCATTGTTACTTGCAGATTGTGGATAGTCATCATAAGTCTGCTCTGCATAATAATCTTTGTTTGCTGCTTCGCATTGTGCTTTGGTATCGTAGGTACAAGCACCACTCAACCCAAACTTATACTTTCCATTCTCACATTTATAACAAGGCATACTTTATAAAATTGAACTTAATATAATTATACAATTTATTTCTAGCTACAATATAAATAAAAATAAATGAATCACACAATCAATTACCCTACAGAAACTAAAACTTCACAATATTACTTTTAAATATCAAATAATTATTGTACCTTCCAACTTCTTATAGAATGTGTATTGCTCATATCGCAATGAACACATTTAATACCAAAATATAGACTTTATAAAATTGAACTTTGTTTCCTCATGTGTATGTGTGTGGGCATAAAAGCTAGGGGGTTGCACTTTGACGGAATTGCCCTTCAATCTTAGTGTAAAAAAAACACTTTGTTAATAACTTTTGATTCTTTTTGTCTGAAATATTTGGAAAGTGTGTATGAATCAGTGAGCCACCATAATAACACAATAATATAAAACTAACTACATCAGTTAACAAACTATTTAAAGCACTTTTAAAAGCGTTTAAAGTATTAAAAATGTTATTTAATACTAACATACTGCAAAGCAAATAAAGTGTGTTAAATGACCTTATTTTTAGTTTGTCTTATAATATATATTATGTTGAATTTAAAATTGGTAGATTTACCAAAATTTAGGACAAAAAAAAGAGGGCGTGAACCCTCTCTTTAATTATATGTATCTTTTATTTAATCGATACGTTTTTTTGTCTTTGGACAAAATTTAATCTCCTTAACAATATTATCATCATAGGAGAATCTAAAATGTAACAAGCCATCTATTAACCTCTTAGTGGTCTTTATTCTTACTAAGTGGTGCGAATTAGTACGACTAGAACCAACGTAAATATCTTGTATGCTTGTTTCAAGACTTCCGAAACTCTTAGATGATTTATAATTACACGCTTGTATATTTGTCCAGATTGGATAAGATTTCATAATAATTTAATTTAATTTGTTTTTACTTTGTTCTATTCCTTCTTCTATTTCGTTTCTATAACGTAAGATAATTTTTGCTTGTTCTAGTAAGCGTTGAAGTCCCTGTACCTCAAAAACTCCTAAGTCATTTATCTCTTCGTTTTCAATTGCTTCTATACAATCTTCCAAATCATTTGCAGTATTTTCAAACCTGCAATAGCTCATGTTACTCATAATTTTGTTTTTTTTTAGTTAATATTCTTTTTATAGTCTTGGCAAAAAATGTTTATCTTTTGACAATATGCCCTTGACATCGTGCAAGATGTCGAACAATCTATCATCCATTGTTAGCCTATTAGCCCATTCTTCATCCATTGCACACGCTTCAAAAAAAGAGAGGACATATTGAAGGGGGAGTGTGTTAGCTATTTTTTGAACATTTGATAAAGGGTTTTTTAATTCTGTGTTTTTCATAAATTTTGTTTTTGTTACTTTGGCACAATTGCCAAAGCAAAGATATATAAAAAAATTAATATGACAAACAAAGTTTAATAAATATTTAAGTTTTTTTTATATCTACTCTAGTAATTTTTGTATTTTCTACTATCTTTTAATTTAGATGCTACACCCTTACAAAGCACCCTAAAAGCCTTAAAACGCTTTAAAATAAGTTTTTTTAACATTATGTTGAATTAAACTAAGTGTATAAACCACACTATGAAAAAAGTTAGTGTAAAAAATACACTAAGCTAAGCGTACAAAATACACTAAGCAAATCTCCAGCAATTTCATAGCAGTTTCGGAGCAGTTTCGGAGCAGTTTCGTAAAGCAGTTACAATAAAAAAAAGTGTAGAAAAAAATCTACACTTTTTAAAACCTATTATGAAAAATAATTGAACTACACGATTGTGTACTTCTTTCTGTTAGTTCGCAAATATAACAAAGTATTTATATTTATTGTCCTAAATCCATCATTTTTTAAATCATATGCAATTATATGATTATAATCATCTGGATTATATTTTAACCCCACTCCCTTAACTCCTTTCTTTACTCCTAGTCTTGCATTCATTATCCGATGTGTACCATCTTTTTTGACAAACTTACAGGTGAATATTTGATTTCTATAATCATGTATTAACTCCTTTGCCTCATCTGTGCTAATCTTTATTGTTTTCATTGTTTTTATTCGTTTTAAGTTACTATAATTATTATTTATACCTACCCCCCTAGCACCCCCCTATACCCCCCTATGTCCCTGTAATTATTGTAAACACCCACTAAAACAAATAGCTATAATTAATAGTATTGTCAAGTAAGTATTACTAAAGTTAGACATGGGTAAATTACCTCCTCTACTCATAACCTTCCTTCTAACATTACTACTTCAAAGTCATCCATCATAAAATCATGTAAACCTACTGACTCTAAAATAAATTCATTTTCTTCTTCATGCCACAATATATATGTAAATATATATTCTAATAATAACTCCTGCTCATTAATTAAGTTATCGATACCACTACAAAAAGATGTAAATCCATCTCGACTAGCACTAGCTTCGTTGACCCACTTAACAAACTGATTATCGTTTCTATATTGCTGAATTAGATTATATTTATCTATTTCATTTATACTTACAATAATTTTATCGTTTCTGAAATTATAATATTTTGGACTATCTAATTCAACATACTTTAATTTTTGATTAAGTGAAAAGTTTATATAATCAACAAAACACTTTGCATAATTTTCATATGTTTTTTTATAATCTACATCTACCCAAGATATAAGTAAATCTTCAATATGTCTATCAATATATTCAGTATGGATAGATTCATAAAATCCACCAAAATCTATTGCGAACTCAGTATCTTTGATTGCTTTTTCAAAGTCAGCAGTACCCATTAAATCTCTAAGTCTGCTATCAAAATTGTTATTTGTTTTTGTTTCCATTTGTTTTTATTTAGTTTTTAATATTATACTTTGTAATTTATTATTTGTCATTTCATCATATAAATCATCCTCGACCTTTGATATTTCATAAACATCTGAATCATCAGAAAATCTATAATTTACTTGAACATTTGATAAATCAAAATCTAAAGATAAATCCATTAAATATTCTAGTAATTCTTGTGCATTTAATTTTTTCATTTGTTTTTGTTTTTAGTTATTAAGTTTATTTTCTTCATACATTTCATCAGCTATTTGTTCTACCTTAAATGATTCATATTCATATTCTAATAATATATCGCAATATGAATTACATTCATCACATATTGTTTTATATTCTTCATACTTAGAATCATACACTTCATACACTTCGCAACCACAACATTGACTAACATATGGTTCGTTATCTTCTAAAGATAGTTTATAGTTATCATAGTCCATATTAGTAAATCATTGTATGATAAGATAAAACGTCTAGTAAATCCTCTTTTGCTTTACCTTCACTATCTAATATTAATTGCATTAAATATCTTAACTCATCTTTAGGGTCTCCACATTCATCAAAAAACCAATCTACATATGTATTTATTTTAGTTTCTATATCATTTGCTATATAGACAGGATTTGCTTTTTTATGTGAATCATTAATTATTTGTTTACACTTTTTTAAATGTTCATTATTTATCATTTTGTTTTAATTTTAATTGTTTAATAATTTCTTTTTGTTTGTCGTTTGGTAAATTTTCAAATTGTATTACCTCTTCGTTACCATAACAATCTTCTATTGCTTCATCTTTGTTTCCATATAATACTATATCCCCACTATCAAACTTTACCAAACTATTGTTTGCTCTATCGTATAAAACATAATCTTTTATTTCCATAATTTTATTTGTTTTTAGTTATTATTAAATATTATTTCGTCAAAATCACCTATACCATAATGTTTTATTGTTTCTGCAATATCTTTGTTAGTAGGAAACTCTATATAATTAATCATTATAGAATGAGTGTTAATTACTTTTGAATGACCGGAATCTAACAATTCTATTTCTTTTATTAAATAATCATTTTTATGAGTAAATAACCTTTTTAATTCTTTACAAAGGTATTTTAAGTCATTTGTCATGTCATTATAATATATCGTATATGTATCCCAATCACTTTGAGAATATCCAACGCAATCAATAGTTATACTATTCTTATAACTATCTTTATGATTTGTACAATATTTTGTTTTTTGCCTATCAGAAATAATATTGTCGAACTTTTCATCGTTTTTGTTAAATATAATTATATCCAATTCACTTGCAAGACCATTTATATTTTCTTTATAATCTTCATATGCAAAATTTGAATCATAATCATTATACACTTCTAAAATTGTTTTTGTTTTCATAATTTTATTTTAAGGTTATATGCAAATATAATAAATAAATACTAAACAAACTTATATAAATGATAAAAAAAGTTATGAACAATTTTAAAGAGTGGTAGGAGACTTACAGAATTTATCAAGCTCCGTACTCCACCCTTAGAAAATGTCCAGCAGTTTCACAGCAGTTTCAGGGCAGTTTCAAATACCATTCAGCAGTTTCAATGCACTCATCCAATCCTTTAACAACTTTTGCAAAATAACCTTCATCATTTAAAAATGCTACCCACTCTTTTTGTTCTTTAGTTGGGTAAGATTTTTTATCTGCTTTAATTTCTAAAAAACAACCTGCATATTTTTTATTTACTTTTAGTATTTGTAAATCTGGGAAACCTTTTACATAACCAGTACGCTTCGCTAGTATTGCTTGTTTCATTGATGTTCTGATACCACCAAGACTTGCACAGTATCTTACTTTAGGATAAGCTAGTTTTAAGTAGTCACAAAATGCTGACTGAACTCTAGCTTCTTTATTCATTATAGGTTACATAATTAAGTAACTGATACATAAGTGGTTGAGAAACTTTATATTTCTTTGCCATTTGTGTAACAGACCCCCCTACCCCCTCCTCATATTCTTTTCTTATAAGTTTAGCTTCACTGTCAGAAAACTTCCTTCTGCTGTAACCACCACCTCTGTGGTCTTTTCTCTCAGATGTTTTTATTTTTCCAATCTTGCTCATGTGTAAATTCTAATTTATCTAATTCAAATTCTAAGTGTGCAATGGCTTTTCTAATACAATCTACTGGACTATCATGCTTCCTAGAGCAACGTAGTATGTAACTTGTTGCTGTGCCTAAATTATATGACAAGTCAAAATCTTCTATGACTTTTCTTGCTTCATACTTATGATATTTACCTATATAGTAATCAGGTATTTTTTTTGTCATCTTTTCTTTCTCTATATAAAGCACCTGTAATTGTTTTGTGCTTAGGTTCTATTTTATCTATATTCTCTGCTAACTTTTCATTTTCATTTTTTTGTATCAGTATTTCTACCATACATATACCTACTATGGTCAAAAAACCAATACCAAGAAGTAATAAAAATATCATTAACATACTTAAATTTAATTTTATAAAGTTAATAAATTTTTCTTATAATAAGGTACTTTGTTAGGGTCTGCACCTAATGTATGTACTTCATAATAAGCGTCTTGTAACCTCTGCTTATGTGCCAAACACCACCTGTAAAATGTTCTTATATTAAGAAAACTATCCTTTGTGTCTAGTCTTACACCTAACCTAAATGCAGTGTCAACATCCTCTATTGTCAATCTTCTAAATCTTTTATCAGTTTCTAAATCAAACGCAAAAGTCTTTGTTAAAACTGCTAGTGTTTTACCATCAGTCTTATGTCCTAATTCAATTGATGTTCTTGCGATGATGTCATATAATTTTTCTTTCATAATAATTGTTTGCCTTTGTTATATTCATTAAGTTGAATGTCAATCTTTGACATACTTGTATTTGTTTTGTTGTTTTTCTCCCAAGTAATCATACACATCTTCCAATTCTTCATTTTGTTTTTTCCAATCATCCAACCTCTTGCTTCGTAAAATGCAAAGAAGTTTTCTGCGTCAATATTATTTTTTCTTTCAATACAATATGCTTGTATTTCCTCTATTGATGGCTTAATAAATTTTTCTTTTTTATATATTTTTTCTTTTATTATACTTGTAGTATTATTACTTGTATTATTATTCTTTAAAGTTTTCTTTAAGAGGGTATTTAACTTTTCTTTAATACCCCCTTTAAGAATTGTTATATACCTATTATCTATTTCTTTAGTACCCTCTCTGTATGTAAATTCTATTTGTATATAATTGTTTTCTGCAAGTTCTCTAATCCACTTAGATATAGTAACCTTTGACTTGCCATATAGACTAGCAAAGTAGCCGTTTGTTGCATAACAATATCCAGTAGCATTTGTTAATGCAGTAATCTCGCTATATAATAATTTAGCATTAGCAGTAAGGTTTGTGTCGTACCTTACCTCAGCAGGTAATATAGAATAATAAGATGGTTTAGAATGGAAGGTCATCTTGATTGTCTTGTACTAATTTTTCAACAGGGTCTTTTGGTTCATATGTGTTTTCATATGCATAATGCGTAGCACCTTTTTCTGATGGCTGTCTGCGTTCTGCTATGGTTATACTTACCCAACCTTTTTTTTCTATTTTTTTTAGGTCGTCTAATTTTATGTTTGCATTAAACAAATCTCCATATTGTGTTGTAACTTTTTTTATACTACTAGCTATGTAGTTTTTTTCTTTATTCATCTATATTGTTTTTATGGTTTGCTAATCTATCTGCCATTGTATTATAAAAAGGTGTAGTAAAACCTATCGTCATGTTTGTTTCTTCTATATGAGAACTTGGTTTGAAATATGTGTCCATATTTCTTACGTTACCTTTATATAAACTTTGCATTTTTTGTTTTTGTTTAATTTCTAAAATAAAATAATCAATCAAATCTTTCTGTACCATCAGTAACTAAATCATATTCAATCAAATCTACAATATCTTTTACAGACATATTACAATATATTGCAATACTATCCATGTGTCTGTATCTCAGTAATGTAGGGTCGTTAATATATTTTGCACTCGTGATTTCTGCAACACCTAGCAGTTTCGCAAAAGTTCTAGCAGATATTCCTTTAATTCTAAGCATTGCTTCAAATTCGTTTCTTGCTTCTCTTATTTTATGTAAATCATATTTTTTTGTCATAGTTTTATTTTTAGTATTTATATTTAGGTGGCTTGACATATTGTTGTAACTTATCTATATCTAACAAAAATTTTGTTTTTGTATTGTTTTTTACTTTGTCATAATCTTCTTTGGTCAACAGAGTTTGTAAATTATGATTATCAATCTCTCCAATAAAATGCTCACCATTCCAGACCATGTAAACAAAACCTTTTGCCATTGTTCTATATATGTTAACTGTCAAACGCCCCATTGTCTTTAAGTTTTTTATATTCATCTTGAGGGTCTAAATAGACTCTATGTTCATCAATAAACTGCAACAATGACTCAGCTTCTACCTCAGTCATGTTTTCTAAATTATTTATTACTTCTGAACGCATTTGTAAATCTAATGTTGTGTATGGTAACAAAGTTTCAATTATTTGTAATTGTTGTTCTGTTGCCTTTGCAGGTTTACCATCAAACAAAGAGTCTATAAAGTCATCCTCATTCATTTAATCTACTATCTCATCTTGTCCAAACACACCCTGCTCATAAAATCCTGCAATTTTTAGAACTACTCTTGACATTGCTCTTTTCTCAGCCATAGCTACAGGAAACTTCTTACCACCACCCATAAGATTAGTGTCAGACGCTTCTCCAAAACTCATCATGTTTCTCATGCTTGTTTTACCCTCTTTCATACTAGCTACTGCTTTTATTACAACCCAGTCTTTCTCCATTATCACTGGTTCATAAGCTACTGTTATGTTTTGCTTAGAAACAATCTTGTCGATTCCTGTTCTTGTAATAATCGCAAATCCTCTGGAGTCTTTATAGACATCCTCTGCTGTTAAATTATTTTCTTTATATAATCTGTTTAAAGTTTCGGCTCTTGTTTCTTTTACCTCTACTTTTTCTTCTGGTTTGTAGTTTCTTCTACTCATTGTTGTTTGTTTTTCGTTTGTAAATAAATTTGTTGTATTCATATTGTTTAGTATTAATTCATGCAAATATAAAACTTTTTTTTATATACACTATAAAAACTAAAAATAATGAACTAACCTTGCTACCTGTCCTGTTTCTCTCTCATGTACAAAACCTTCTACTGCCTTTGGTACACCAACAAAACCTTTTCTATTATGCCAACTATCAGAACCTGATGGACTTCTAAGATACTCTACAGTGACACCAATATAATCTTTTGCATCTAACCATTTATGTTTTACTTTGTGATGTAAGTGATGTAAATACCAATATCTGTATTTTGTTTCTGACCACTCAATAGGATTTTCTTGTGCCATTAGTAATGGTAGTCTATCCATCTTAGCACCATCACCATGCTCTAGTCCAATAAGATTAGAGCCATATTTATAATATTTACGGTGATTTGGATTTGCGTCAACATCAACATCATCTGTTTCTCTGAACCAAGATTGTAGAGATTTAGCCAGATGATAACCACTTTGATAGTCGTGATTACTCATAGAATGTACACAATCAACTGGTGCTACCATTCTTAACATCTCTACACAACTTACATAAAGACTCAATGCTACCTCATAATGCATCCACCACTTACCATCAACATCTTGTCTTGTACCTTTGGTCGTTGTATTATATACGTTGTCAATGTGCAATACATCGTTTCCTATGCAAAATAAAATCTTTTCTATATCAAACCCTTGTGCCTTCTGTATAATACCTTCTACGCCTTCTGTAACTCTACTAACAGCAGTTTCAATGTCATAAGGGTCAGCAGTTTCAAGAGCATCTGCATATTTACCGATGTGTATATCTGCAGGATTTATAACAAGAAGGTGATTACCTTTCTTTCTTTTTATTTTTTTATACTTAGGTGAATGCGTAGTAACAAGTTCATTTACTTTGTTAAATATACTTTTATCATCAATACCTATATCTTCTTTAGTAACAATGGAGAATCTTAGCTCTCCTTTCATGTTCTGCCAGTGTTTGACAGACACTACGTCTTTTTTATCAATACCTCTTTCTAATAAATGTAAATCAAGAGCTGAGTTGCTATTGATATTGTCAAGGTCTTTACCTCTAAACTCGTATATTAATTCTACTTCCTCTGCTGACAACCTAAGTCTTTTACCTTTTAGTTTTTCTGTCATGTGCTTTGGTTTTATCAAATATAACCAAACATACTACCATAAATAGCAAAGAGCCAGAAGTTTCTTAACAACTGACTCTTTAAAACTAAACAAAAACAAATTCTTACTAGATTAGTAAGAACTTACAAATATATTAATTTTTGCTTAATAAGTGATATAACACCACTAAACTTATAATTCCTACTACTCCATTTGACCCAAACAAAGAGATAATAGCCATCACATTACCTATAACTGATAGACCAAAAGCAGGTGTACCAAATAATACCTCAGCAATAATGCCAAGAGATAAAATGCTTAATAATAATGTAGATAGTTTACCTACAAAGTTTCCGATTAAATTAAAGATGTTGTCCATATTTATAAAATTTTAGTTAAACTTAGTACAGCCAAAAGACAATTTCGTCTTTGGTGTTTTTTTCACCTAATTGGTCTGCTAAATCACAGTGCAAAAATGTATTGCCTATGCCGATTCTAGTAAATGAAGCCTCTACCAAACCACCAATAATCAAAGCTCTACTTCTGCTATCAGTACAAGCTATGTCAACTGCTAGTCCATCTATATGACTGCTGTTTGGTTTTGAATTAGGTAATGAGTCGTTATGTTTTTGACATCTATAACCAGATGTTATTTTGTAGGGTGTGCGAGAAAACCCTCTTGCTAAGTCAAGTGCTTTTAAAAATTCAGGATGCATCTTACTCTCTCCACAGCAAGGACATTTAAATTCTTTCTTCTTAAAATATTTTAATTTCATTATTTACCTTGACCTTTGTATGGCTTTTTGTAATTTTTTGCTCCTTTGTTTTTTGATGTTTTGCTTTTAGCGTGTACACCTTTTCTTTTTCTTGTTGGTGTTTCTAAGAAAACAAATACATTTTTTCTAGCCATTACTTTTTGTTTTTTATTTTTTCATACGACCTACCACCAAAGTATGCACCTATTACAGTAACTAATATGATTTGCAGTAAATCTACCCAATGTTCTTTGACTTCAAAGTCAAGTACACCAGAATCAATAAATATTAGTAGCACAGTACAAGCTACTAGAAAAATAACAGTTAGTGGTCTTATGTTTTTTGACAACCAACTGTCACTTCTCATATCTTCTCTCCACCTCTCTGTTACATTTTTTTGCATTGCTGCTTCTGCATCAATCAGAACTTTTTTTAGCTCCATCTCAAAAGATGCTTTTTCTTCTTTTGTTTGTATAAATCTATCAGCTATATCTGCTGCTTTTTCAGCCATGTTAATACCTGTCTGACCTAAAATTTTTGTAAATATACTCACGATTGTTTTCTTATGTATTCTAAGATTATGTCTATTTTCTTTTTTATTTCTTCCATGTTAGATGCATTTTTTTCATGGTGTTTAGAGAATGTATTTTTGACTTCATGTATGCTAAAGAAAAAGAATCTGTATAATGCATACAAAGCACCAAGTAATAAAACTAAGGGTAAACCGTAACCTTCTATTAGCTGCAAAATATCTTCCATAATTATCTTAATTTTTTTTCTATTCTTTGTATAGACTTTTCAATCTTTGCTATATCTTCTTGTGTTTTAAATATAGCTTGTTGCAACAGTTGTTCTCTTAACATAAACTCTTGCTCTGTCATTATTGGCTCTGGCAGTTTCTTAGCTTCTTTAATTTCTGCTTTGAGATTAAACCATCCACCTACAACAGAAGTTACTATCACTATCATAAAGCCAATCATTTTGACATTTATACTAACTGATGTATCCTCTGATAGTGGTTTCATTATTCTTCGTTGCTAGTCCAATTAGAACCTTGTAGTTCTGTCAATATTTCTGCGTGTGTGTAAGTATTTACGTCATTTAAAAAAATAGGCGTATCACCTTCCCACTTAGCTATAAATAATAAACCGTCATTAGATTTTCTTATAGTTTCTCTACTAGACTCTAAAACTTCATTAAAATCAAATACTGGGTTACCCTCAGCATCTACTTCGTCTAATAATTCTATGTCACATATTGCGTATTTTCTCATAATTTTAATTTTTAACTTGGTACGTCATTTGTTATATCTGTATTTAACATATTTGTCATTAATCCTCCAACACCATTTACTTCTTTGACACTTACATTAGTTATACTACCAGTCCAGTCATTAATACCAAAAACTCTAATTGGAACTGTTCCTGTATAAGTAGGCATAAAGAACGATACAACTGTTACAGTTTCTTCTGTTCCTCTATAATCTCCTAAAGTTATGTTAGAACCGTCAGTTTCAAAATCTGAAAATAAATTTGTAGTCCTCGTGCCACTTACATATACTCTTGTATATGACACTTGATAGACTTTATTTGCAGTAATGCTTATAGATTGTCTAAAATCTGTATTTGTACTATGACCACTTCTAACACAAGCACCTGTTGTTAGTTGCCAACCTGTGCCTAATGTCCACGCACTTGTACCTGCAGGAAAATCACCGTCTGTTATTAGCTCTGCACCTAAACTTGGTTCTACCATATCACATATTAAACCTCTTGTACTGTACAATGTAATATTATCTGCTTGGTGTTTATCTAACAAACCATCACCCATTCTGTAATAGTTTCTAATCTTAGTAAGTGGTGCGTCTGTTACTATTGTAGGTGTGTTTATCATTAGTGCAGGGTTGCCATTTACTTGTTTTACTGATACGTTATCTATTGAGCCAATAAAATTAGAACTTGCTGTAAAGTTTAAGTTACCTGCACCTGTTGCCGGTATTCCATATAAAATTTTTGAACCACTTGTAGTGTAAGATTGACTTAAACTACCTGAACTTGCAGTAATAGAACCTTGTGTAACAACTAAATCAAAAGTTAATTTATAAGTATCACTTAAAGTTTGTGGAGGGGTATCAAATGTGTTGCCTTGAGAAAAATTAGAAGTGCTAGTTTGAGAACCGTCACAACTTGCTACTCCATTTGCTATACTCCAACCTGTACCTTTACTCCAATCACTATCTGTTGCAAAATCTCCGTTAGTTACCAACTCACTACCTAAAGTAGCATTTGTTTGGTCTGCTATTAGTGGTGCTTCGTCTAGTGTGCCGTCACCCATCTTCCAATAACCTGTTAGGTTTGCGTTTGCTGAATGTGTAGACAGGTTGCTAGGTACTCCTTGATTGTATAATTCTAAAACTTGGTCTGATGTTAATGCTACGTTAAATATACCCACATCATCTATTTGACCTGTAAAATACCATAAGTCACCTTGTGCATATCTTCCAATAGATGAAATATTTGCTCCTGTGTTTACTGGTGGATTTGAAGAAGTAGAATTAACTTGCACCCCATTTAAGTATATTTTTACATTTTGACCTGTTTGTGTAACCACAATATGCGACCATACATTTGTAAGAGTAGATACACTTGTGCTAAGTTGCGGTTCACTAACATCACTCCAAAACTGTATGCTTGTAGCAGTTCCAAGTCTTAGTAATGTATTACCATAAGATAAAATTGTAGATGCGTCAGTATCTGTTACTTTTACCCAAGCTGAATATGTTAAAGAAGAAGTAGCTGACTGAGTTCCTAAATCTAAATGTTCTTCAATACCATCAAACTGAATACTCTTTGTAGATACTATAACAGGGTCTGCTGACTTGTAATTACCACTATTTAATTTAAGGTTAGATGCTACATATTTTTGTTCTTGTAACATTATGTTAGTTAAAACTATAAAAGCACTTGCACCACTTGGATTTCTAAGAATAAAATTATTGTTAGAACCTTGTCTTGTATATATGAATGAGTGGTCACCTACTGTGCTTGTAATTGTTTCGTAACTATCTCCGTCATAGTGTTGTAAAGACGTACCGTTATTTTCTACGACAGTATAACTAACTTTGTATGTTTTACCTGCACTTGTTGGGGCAGGTATAGAATATAATCTAGCTTGTCCAGAATCAGTACCTGTTAATTTACCACCGTTATCAACAATAGTTAACTTACCATCTATGTTGTTCCACCTATTGTTAGGGTCTAATTTTTTTATAGATATACTACTTAAAGTAGCAAGAGTACCACCTAAATTATTTATAGTTATATCATCTGCAGTATTGACAGCTTGAAAATACTCTACATAAGTTCCATTGTCAGCAGATGTTATTACAGGTCTTGCAGGTGTTGAGTTATGTGTTCTACCATATTTTAACTCAAAAGCACCACTTTTGACATTTAGGTCTGTAATAACTACTTTATAAGTTTCTCCATCTACAAAAGGTGAGCTTGGTAAAGTCAAACTAGCATATGTAATACTGCCTGTATCCTCTACTAAACTACTATTTATTTCTAAATGACCATTACTATCTATTGCAAAA